CTTGCTCATCCGCGTAATAGAGACAACGTGAGACTAGGAGTGGTTCGATATCTCCGATCCCTTCAACACCGATCACCTTGCCATCGTTGAGGCGGGCCGATCTAGCTGCGGCGGAACGATACTTTGCCCCTGCATCCCCATCCGCTTCGCATAAGACGAATGGTTTCTTGCCAATTTTGATTGACAGTCGGACTGGTTCTAGATCGGCAAAGTCAAAGACAGCGTGTTCGTAGTCTGCCTCAGTAGACACTTTTTTCTCCCACAATGTTACGCCGGGTGGAAATCTGACGTAGCTTACAAAACCATCTTTCATTAACATATTACGTACCAGAGACAGACGTAACGACCGGACCCTGTTCAACCTTGGCGGACGGATCGAAGTTAGTCACAACCCAAGTTACCGTTGCTTCTGGTTGTTGACCGATGACTAGTGGGTCGCGTTCAAACTTTTGTACATAACCGTATACGTCTTCTGTGCTACCGTCTGGATACCGAACCGTGATTGATCCTTCTCGACCGATGATTGCCATAATCTGAGTTAGTACAGCCGGATCGTATGCACATTTCGACTTACCTTCGGTGAAGTCATTTAAGCTTTGTGGTGCCTTTGTGCGATATAAGGTATTCCACATGGTAGTCTGATCGATAGGACTACCGTTGTCCGGGGAACCGGGCTGTACGTCTTTCTCCCAAAACGAGATATCAGGGTCAAGGGAAAAAGCGACTTTGGTTGAGTAGCCGTCTTTTAGCTTGATCCCAACGGGGGTAACTCTGGTGGTTGTTGCTGGTGCAGCCATGACTAGCTCTCCTTAGTAGGAGGTTGGTTACAAGGGGGTAACTACGACTGTACCGTTTAAGGTGAAGAGTCTTCTTCTACTATTAGCTAGGTCCTTACCGAGTCTGTTGACACTACTAAGGTTAGTAACAGACCATACACGGTAACTTGTACCATCCACGTTTACCGTCACGTTCTGCACGTTCGCTGCGAGATACTTTCTGATACCGAGTAGCTTGCGGTATCCCGTTGTGTGTTGAGAGGATCGTAGGCGGATTTGAAAACCGTAATGCTCGTCAATCTCTCCGTCGGGTTGCGTTACTCCGTCAATTCGGCCAACTGTATCATAAAGGGTGATCGTATCATCTGGTGAATCTAGTTCCTGGTCTGTACTAGCTGGCCAATATGTGTTACTAGTTGGTAGTGATGCTGTTCCAATATCTACTAGTAGTTGCCTAACTATATCTGCTGGTGAATGCAGTAAGTCACGATATACTAGTCCTGGCGTGACTGTTAGCGTATTAGGTGTTGTCCATCCCGCCGTTGAACTGAGTAGAGGCAGGATGTTAGAACTAGTTAGCGAGAACGATCCCTCTGCTAATCGGAAGGTGACGGTATTACCTAATGTCGTTCGCCCCGTTAGAACGTAGTTGCTGCCTGATTTACGTAGTTGCCAGAATGGGGTTGCTGCGGTTGGATTCGATAACCAGTTGAATAAAGACGAATATCGGAGCGTAAACGTACCTTGTAACTCGGTGTTATAGTCCGAGTCGGCAATTGTGCCGGTTGTTAGTGTCCATAGTTCAGGTAATGCGGACATTATGACTGTATAGTAGGCGTCGAATAGACTCTAAACTTTGCGTAGAAGACTCCACCACCTACCATTGTAAATTTGAACTCTATTGCGTACCAGTTTCCTTGTGTTGGTACGTATGTTGGTCCTAGGTCGAATCTGAAGTTATACCCTATCGTGTCTCCCTCTGGGGGAAGAGGCCATCCCGTGCGACGTAGTGTATCGAATACGCTTGTTGATACACTTACTGTCGGAGTCGGGGTTACCTCGGTTCCGCCTAACGCACTGCGGTCTGTGCCTAGATCGTATACTTTGCAAGTGACTGACGAGATATCAGCTTGTAGTATAACCGGACCTTCGCCCGGTAGGTACTCCTCTCCTGTAGCGTCTAGGGAAGTAATTCGAGCGAGTAGGGAGTATGTCCCGTCTTCGTTGACCGCTCCGTACCATGTTCTGTTTCCTTTACTCATGATACGCTACCGTCCTGTCCGCCGGCAGTGTGTATCCATCCGCTTACAACCCCGGATATATAGACTGTACCTATTATCGTAGTTCCGCCGGGCGGTGATACTGTCCCTACTTGTGTGATTGGTGTTACGACTGAGCTTGTTACCACTATTGGGTTTATTGTGTTTTCTAGTGCCGTTGCGAAGGTGACGACCGACGTTGTTCCTACTATTGGTGTTGCATCGGTAGATCGCTGGTCAGTTGGTGTAACAACTGATGTCGTTGTTGTTATTGGTTGTGGTAGCTGGGTTAGTGCTGGCGTAGGTGTAGTTACTAACGAAGTTATGGTAATTGGGGTTGCGGCGTTAGTTAGTGCCGTACTCGGTGTAACTACCGTCCCCGTTGAGCTAATCGGTTGTACTGAGGTTGGTATCGTGATACTTGGGGTTACTACGCTTCCTGTTGTGACTACCGGCGAAGGAGATTCGATAATGTCCCCACCGGTTGATGAGGTAACGACTGATCCGGTGGTTACTATTGGGTTTGGTGTGTATGTTAGTGATGTAAACGGTGCAGTTAACGTTGTAATCGTCGATGGGGATGCCCATGCGATAGTAGAATCGTAGAAATCGAACGTAATCGATCCTGAGTAGTCTAGTCTGTCATCTTGACCTACCAACCCTAGGAATGAGAAGCGTACCGTTTCCCCGTTGTACTCACCCCTAAGCATCCATAGATAATCTGGTGACTCGAATACCTGAGATATAGTCCATGTACCAGAACCTATTGTCTGTGCCCATGTAGGGGGATCATTGCCGTCTGTAGTGAGTCTCCATGTACCGGATAGCCCTTCCCATCCCGTAGGAGCGGTTACCCTGAAATCCCATGAATTCGGTGGTATATCTGCTCTAGGTGAGAAGTTAACTGTACTTGTAACCGTTACTGGAGCGAAGGTATGATTTAATGATGTAGTCGGATTGACTACGCTTCCTGTTGATGTTATTGGGGTTCTACTCTGGTTAAGGGATGTAGTAGGTGTAATTACTGTTCCTGTCGTTGTAATTGGGGATTCTGACTGTGATAGCGTATCTGTCGGTGCAACTACTGTCGCCGTTACTGTTATCGGTGTGCCGGTTTGGGCGAGTGTTGTAGATGGTGTAACGACCGATGCTGTTGCGACTATTGGGGATGCATTTTCGGTTATGGGTCCGCCGCCGGCCGCCGAGTATGCTCCGAAGTAGTATGTTTTTCTACTGTATGTTCTTAGCCTTGAATCATATTCGGGATAGTTTAGTGATTGTTGATAGTCTCTTGCTATCCACGAAAGGCTAACCGGTTTTCCATAGATGATTATATCGCTTATACCACAAGCCGAGTAGATATTCCCTACACCGCCAAACTGGTAGCCTGTCTCTATTCCGCCTATACGAGGGGTTGCAGTGGTCGTAAATAATGTACCTGTATTTGAATGACTAGCAACCTGTACCCCATCCTTATATATCTTGGCACCAGCGTTATTATCGTAACTAACTACTATTCGGTATGCTCGTCCTACAGATAGAGCGGTTGTATCGGTAATGTCCCGGCCGGCAGAGTAATTGCCGTCTGAGGTATCGAGCCATCTAACTGTACCTGACGATTGGGCTAGTCCCCAACTTCTATTAGCAACCTCATTCCACTTTACTATTAGTGGTCTATATGCCCCTGTGTCGGAATCATACCTGATTGTTGCTGCTACTGTGAGTCCACCGGAGTAGGAGATATCCGGGGTTGATACGTAGTGCGATGTACCGTTGAAAGTGATACCGCTTTTTTTGCCTACTCTTCTCCATGGTGGAGAGTTGTTGAGCGTACCTCCGGCGGTTAGTTTGGTGATATCAAACCACTTTGGACCTCGTGTATAAGGTGAGAATCCTGGTAACCACATTATCTGACCTATATTGTCGTCATGGTCAGATATAGGATTGCCAATATCTATATATTTACCGAGCATCAGTTACCGTTAAACAGACGTTGCGTAGACCGGGGTTTCCATAATATCATGATCGGATTCAGTAGATGACCATCCGTTAGTCGATGTCTGTATATTATGTGTTACGAAGTATACGTATTGGTCAGGTATCCATCCTCCGTATCTTCCGGCTACCGACTCGATACCGAATGGCCATGTTTGTGATGCTGTATTGTCTGCTGTTATTGCTGCGATGATTTTGCATATTTGGTCGAATACCCCTTGCTTGCTTACCGTTTCGGTAGAATCAGTTCCGTCGAATACGTCCGGCCAGTTGGGAGTATCATCTCTCGCTGCTACCGTACAAACGTAGATTGATCCGGCTTGATTGTTGCTTGCTGCTGATTTGAAATACCCTGATACGAGCCTATCGAGGTACTTGACTGATGCTCCGTTGTCAATTGCCGTCGATTCTCTACCGGCTAATAAAGATGATGATGCCGCTAGGGAAGCTAAAGTAATTGTAACTGATGCTGAGGCAGCGTAGGCGATTTTAACATCGGCGTTACTGATAAGATGATCTAGCGTCCCTCCTCTGGAGGAAACTCTATCCTTAGCTGACCGTCGCGGATGTGTGAATCTTACATCTACATGCCCGGCATGTTTGGTGTACCAATCTGCCGCCTCTCGCCAGAATCCGAATACAGGATTAAAATCTATCGGATGTTTGTGGTTACATTGTCCACATCGGGCTACGACTCTCATCCTAACCACCCCGCGACTGGACGCTTTATGACTGCGTAGGTGAATGTATAGACTGGTGGTAGCTCTAATATACCTACACTTTTGCGTTGTTTGTTCTGTTCGATACGTCTAACTGTCGCTAGTTTGACTCGTTCGTCTTCTATGTCTTGTCTTCTTTGTCGTTCTCTCTCTGCTTCAGCGTGTGACTTAAACCCGAATACATACTTGTACTTCGGCGGATTGTGATCGGATCGGGTTACGACTACCCAATGGGGATGTAGATTGTGGTCTTCCTCTTTTGGCATGATACCCTCTTACGTCGCTGACCATGCTTTTGTGATATCGCTAGAGCTGATTAAACCCTCTGCCCATATAGTTATGGCGTTGTCCATCCGGAATCCGAGTTGATCGGGATTACGTAGTGAACCTCTTGCCTGTGCTATTTCGTTACCGTTGTTGGCTGTTGCCCCGGTTGTAATAGCTGTTACGAATACCTTTTCTCCGTTTGTAGCGAGTCGTCTCCCGACCCCGAAAATATGGTCTCTCTGTGCTATCTGTTGTGCGGAACCACTGAAGATTGCATCTACACCGTTACGGAAATTCATAAGTGAGATAGGAGCGGTATCACCCATAAACATTTGCGTCCATGCGTTCTGTTCGGTTGCTGACTGTGCTTTGTATGTGTTCCAATTCCATATTGTACCTGACCCATCAGAGGCTTTAGTACCGTTTGTATGGTATACCTCAGCACGACTTAGCGAGGAACGCCATACTAGATAATTGGGCGAAGCGTTGAGATTATACCAGTTGGCGATATCCTGTGCATTGTCCGGGTTCTGGATATCCTTAATTTGTACCATATTACCACTTCCAGCCGGTATGGCTATCGGAGTGGTATTTGCTGCTAGGTGTGCTTTGAGTGTTACGTATTGTGCGTTTGAGAGATTCACTTAGTTTGTCCTTCGCTCTCTGGGGGAAGGATGGGCTTAATTACGTGCCTACCATCGCTACGGAAACCTACTGCATATTCGTTACCGTCATTATCTACTGCCCTTAACCCTTTACCAGTGTACTTGACTGTGAGTCTCTTACCCTGTGCTGTCTCAACTTGTTGGTCGTGTAGCTTAGCTTTGCCTCTCGTCATGAATGCTTTGAATGCACACGCTGCCCGTGCCTCTTTCTCGGTTGCATAGTCTCCAATATGCTCCCCATCTAACTCGGCACGGAACATCGGGCGGTTAACTGGCGGTTTCTCCCGTCCGCTTTTCATCTTTCTTGTAGATTGCTGTACGTTCGGTTGAAATTGCGTGACCTTCGCTCTGCCCTGTCCGGGTCCGGTTCGTGCCTCAGCTACTTTGACACCGTTGCTGAATACGTCTACTTTATCTCCGAATGCTTCTCTCGACCGACCCTCTTTGAGTCGGGAGATACATCGTTCAACAGCGTATCGGGTAGGTGACCAGAAACCGGATTCAATGCCATCGATACGGAACGACCATGATGGTACGGCACGGTCCGTCATTGCTGCTCTAGATGTGTCTTGATAGATTTCGATGTTCATTGTTTATACCTACATATTCTAATGCTAAGACAACTGTACGATACCCTCTGCATTCCATGCAATCGTAAAGTTACTTCCACCGGGGTTGATGGTGCTAGAGAAATCGCCCCAGCATAGGGGGAAACTGCCGGCATCGTTAGTGATAAATTCGTGTATAAGGAATCCTTGCATTTGTCTGGTGCCGTTACCAAGGGAATTAATAACTACATCGTCAGCATCAAATTCGGCCCGGTCGTTTGGATCGTCTAGATTAACTGCCTCAGCTACTAGGGCTTGTCTGGCGTAGTTAGTCCCGTCCATCTCATCTAAGGTAAATCCGGACGTGTTATCCGTATCAATATCGGTATCCGCAGTTGTGTTGGTCATACAAAGGATTAGACGCATATCATCTGCATTCAAATCCATGTCACCGCCCATCATCCTTGACTTGGCGATGTTCTTTACATTCGATACCCCTAGACAGAGCATGATACCGAGTACGAGTATCAGCGTTGCAATGAGCATGTTGTTACCTCTCGATTTCGACGTAAGCTGAGTCTCGTAATACTCCGGTATCGACCGGACACAATACCTGACTGGCTTCCTTCAACATCTCTCCAGCTGTCTGTAGTGCATCGTTCATTGACCGTCTGGATTCCAGTTCAGACACGATAGTTGCACCTAATGTACCTCGCATCTCTCTTGCTGGTTGCTCTAGAAACTTCGCTTGTCCGCCGTTTGGGTGTTGTGCCTCTAAGTCTTCATGTACGTAGATTGCGTGCGGTGCTGAGTATCCTACTTTCATTCGTGAGTTGAGATACTTATGGGCTAATTCACGTTTTCTGCGGAGTTTCGCTATCAACCGTTCTTTGTGTTCAATCTTTGCCATTATGGGCCAGTCACGATGGTTGGGAGGTAATCCTTAAACCTCATCAACTTGTATTCACGTCTGGTATGTCTACCTTTTAAGTCATCTTGCTCATTAGGTATGATTACCTGCATCAGCAGTGCTGGATTCGCGTTACTGTGCTCCGAGAGTGTACCTTTGAATACGATACTTCCTAGAGGTATAGGTTCGGCTGTTGCCATCTGTGCATCGACTCGAATGGTATTGCCACCCGCGTCAATTACCTCTTGAGTATCGTCTACCCATCGAACCATAATTTCCCGTGCTGGTCGTACTCGTACCTCTCCGTAGTTATCCCGGAGTTCTAACGCTTCCCATAGAACTACCGTAGTTGTTCGATCTTTC